GACAGCGTCTTGACATCCTCCGCCTCGTAAAACTTTTTGCAAACCTTGGTGATGATGGTTGACTTGCCAGACCGGGCGATACCCTTGAAGAAGGTGATCACCTGCCACTGGTCGAGCTCGTTCACGTCGTACATCAGTCGACCCATCATCACGTACATCCACCGGGCCACATCCTCTGAAAACTTTTGATAGTTCAGGATGCTCTGGAAGAAGGGAGTCTCGATGGAGTACCAATCCGGGTGGTCTCCAACTACCAGCTCCTGATCAAAGTACTTGCACGAGGTTACCGTGGGATCCAGGTTTGCAAACTCCGGCGACGTGTACTCGAGAAACTTCCAGGTGGGGCCCCGAGGACTCAGAGAGTTCTCCTCCCCCGGCACCTTGCCGAGCAGGATACCATTCTTGAAGGACCAGACTGAGCGATTCTTGCGAATGTCCGGAAACTGGATATCGATACACTCGGACAGGTGCCGAACCGTGTCCTTGACCATGCACCCCTTGCTCGTGATGTTCTTCCACATGTCATACTTGGTCTCCTTCTGGGTAAAGGTGTACACAAAGTCGCTGATGCTCATCACCGGCATCCACGCACGGGACCGAGACCCAGACTCGGTCAGGCGCTGCTGGCAACAGTAGCCCTTGTACCGCTTGAGCTCCATCCGGTCCAGCGTGCTCAGAAGAAAGATGAGCAGACCCTGGAACGGGCTGCAGTCGTCATCCTCCTCCATGGTCGTGCAGTGCATCAGATCCTTGTCAGACTCGCACCGACGCTCGTTCATGCGCATCGCCTGGCGATTGTACAGCACCACCTGGTCGAATGCGTCCGTGTACGTCTGAATCAGACGATTGATCCGGAAGCCGATGGTAAACTCCTCACCCTTGACATCCGTCGAGTTCTCGTGCAGAAACTCGGACCGCTTGCAGTGGTTCAGGAGCTCGATCAGCTGCCTCTGGATCCGGCGGTGCTTCTCAGCCACCTGCGAAATGTTCAGATTCTTTGGCATACCGTCCTCGTCCAGGGTGCAGAGCACCTCGAAGCAAGCCATGAGCGGCGCACACTTGTCAGTCTCGCAGTGCAGCTTGATCTTCTGCTCCTTGGCCATCACCTGCTTTTGAACCTCCTCCAGAGTCATGGCCGTGATCTTCTGCTTGTCACACTCGGCCTGATACTCATCCATACTCTTCGGCGCTCAGAATTTTTAATCCGGTCCATCAACATCTTATAGGCACTCATGCACTCGGCTCCTTCTTCATCGCCGTAAGAATCTTGACCAGAACCTTGTTCTGATTCTCCAGGTGCTGGCAGAGCATCTTCAGGACATCGGGGATGGTCTCGCCGTCCTCGGTCTGTAGCAGTGACCCAATGTACTCGATAGGCTCAACCTCCTCAAGCTCCTCCTCGTGATCAGCCATTAACCTTAGCCACCAAAATTTGGTTTACAAACAAACGCAGGTACGATTCCTTTTCGGATGTCGAAAACTCGTTACTCTTAGAGAGGTTCTCAGCACCCCACATCGCCTGCAGGTTCCGGTAATTCCAACAGGCTGCACGTTCCGTCGGGTCGGACTGATCGAATGCTGCACACGGTATCCTGTGGTCTATGTGCCAAACTCCGTAGTTGTCCCAGGACATCCCTTCAGACCACGTACCCTCCAGGTGACTCTTTAGAAAGTCTGCAGAACACCCTAAGAGTTCGACCGTGTGTTGTGATTTTTGGCCATGTAACAGGTGTCGCATTCTACGAGCAACGTTTTCACGAATCCTACGCTGGATGTAAACATCATCAGGGTTAGCCTTTTTACGGTCTCGACTATTCTTGTCCCATTTGTTCACCTTGTCTCTGTTCGCTTTACGATAGGCTTTATCATGTTCCAGTCTTTCATGACGATACTCAGCCAAGCATTGCTTACAGTTGTAGTGTAACCCATCAGCTCGCCTTGTTTCGACTGTGTAATTATCGAGTGACTTCCACCCTTCACATCTCGAACATCGCTTCAGCTCGATGCCTCCTTCAGTACGGTGCTCTATCCGAGCCGGCATACTATAGCATATGGTGGGTATTTCCTTTAAGCGCGCCGGGCTGGAATTTTTTTCTAGGGGTATACCAAATGGCGGGTGGTCTTATGCAGCTTGTCGCTTACGGAGCACAAGACGTTTACCTAACTGGCAATCCCAAGGTGACCTTCTTTCAGGCGGTGTACAAGCGCCACACGAACTTTGCGATGGAGGCGATCCAGCAGACGATCAACGGCACGGCTGCCAACAGCCAGCGCATCTCCGTGACCATCGCCCGCAACGGCGACCTGGTCGGCTACATGTACGCCCAGCTTCAGCCGAGCGTCATCACCACGGCGAACCTGACGTCCAACAACACCAACACCGACCTGGCGTGGGTGGCGGAGCGCGCGTTCGCTGACATCGAGCTGTCCATCGGTGGCCAGCGCATCGACAAGCACTACCAGACCTGGTGGCGTCTGTACGCTGAGCTGTTCCTCAGCGACGAGAACAAGGTTCAGTACAACAAGATGGCGTCCGCCTGCAACCCGTCCACGACGAGCGCGACGGCGTCCAACGTGGTGTACCTGCCGTTCCTGTTCTTCTTCAACCGCAACCCGGGTCTGTACCTGCCGCTGATCGCTCTGCAGTACCACGAGGTCCGTCTGGACATTGACTGCAGCGGCAACTACGCCACCTACTTTGGCAACAACCAGCCGGTCATCTGGGCCAACTACGTGTTCCTGGACACGGAGGAGCGCCGCCGCTTCGCCAAGAACGGCCACGAGTACCTGATTGAGCAGGTGCAGCACACCGGCGGTGACTCCCTGTCCGCTGGTGAGTCCACCCCGGCGACCATCCGCCTGTCCTTCAACCACCCGGTGAAGGAGCTGGTCTTCGCGTACCAGAACTCCAGCTACTCGGCCAGCAGCCAGTACAACGCCCTGTGGAACTTCAGCAGCAACTGCGCCAACGTCCAGGTGACGACGGACGTGGCTGCGCTGCTCGCGTCCAACGGCTTCATCCGCACGACGGAGCTGGGCGCACCGCAGGTGGTGCTCGCGGCCAACGCGATCTCCACGTCCCTGACGGCCCTGACGAGCGGCCAGATCAAGGGCTGGGTGGAGGAGGGCTCAGCTGGTACCAGCCTGGAGGTTGGTCCGCTGTACCAGTTCAAGCTGATCCTGAACGGCCAGGACCGCTTCAAGGAGCAGTTTGGCAAGTACTTCAACCAGGTGCAGCCGTGGTACCACCACACCGGCAACCCGTACCCGGGCATCTACTGCTACAGCTTCGCGCTGCACCCGGAGGAGCACCAGCCGACGGGCACCTGCAACTTCTCCCGCATCGACAACGCCCAGGTGCAGGTGTGGCTGAAGAACGCCGCTGGCGCCGCCGACGCCTCCAAGATCCAGAAGCTGTTCGCAGTCAACTACAACATCCTGCGCATCCAGTCTGGCATGGGCGGACTCGCCTTTTCCAACTGAGAAGAACGCAAGTCCTACTACTGGTTTAAAGAAGGGAATATATGGATCTCAAAAAATGTACCAACTGTTCGCGTGCTCCGCAGCCGCTTGATCAGTTAGCACGTGTCTAAAGTGTCGCGAAAAGGGAAAGCGTCTGGACCACAAACCAGAACGCCGAGAAAAACACAACGCCTTGCAGAACGAGAAGAAGTACTACAAGGCGTGGCGTGAGAAGCAACTTGACGAAAGACCGGATCTCACAATAACGAGGTTCATCGCGAACATGTTCGTGAATGGTACCGAACGAGTCTACTCGATGCCGTGAAAAGATCAGCCACAAAGCGAGACCTATCGTGGGAGCTTGAAGATGACACAGCAAAGAGTCTCATGACATCTGCTTGTGTCTATTGTGGCCTTTTGGAACTCGACGTACGTGTCAACGGTATCGATCGCCTCGATTCTTCGAAGGGGTACACTGTAGAAAATTGCGTTCCGTGTTGCAAGTCATGTAATTTCATGAAGGGCACCTTTGATCCTTCGACTTTCCTGGAACGCTGTCGCACGATTGCACCTACGAGTTTCCGGAAGTTCCGAAAAACTTGGATCAGAAAAAACGTTGCATGTAGTATGGCAGGTCTTGTTCAAAATGCCGCAAACTTTGGTCGATTCGAGGCAAAGGTTGGTCTCGTCGTGGCGGTGGTACTCGCACTCAGCTCTTCAGCTTGTGGAGCGATGAGCATCAGCTCTGCCAAGAAGGACAAGCACACTTCCCAAACGTCCGGAACCCTGAGTGCTACGTGTACAGGGAACGTGTGCACTGGCACCGTGACATACTCTGGTGGGACTCTACCGTGGTCTGGCCCCGGTCCAGCCCCGACGAACGTTACGGTTTGGTACGATCCCGCGAATCCGAGCGATGCAGAACTCAGCAAATCGAGTGTCGGTTTCGGCATCGGCCTGATTGGTGTTGGATTTTGTATCCTGCTCATAGCCGCGGTGTCGTACTGGATGACGATGCGATTCCAGACTGTGGCGGCTGCTCAGGGTCTAGGTGGTGCAGCGGGTCTTGCGAAGAATGCATTCAGTTAAAGAAAATGAGCATTGAAAAGTTGGCTCCGTAGCACAATTGGATAGTGCACCAGCCTTCTAGGAGGAGACCTGGAGACAGCTGGAGGTTGCGGGTTCGAGCCCCGCCGGAGTCGAATCTAACGACGAAGATATTCTAGAATTTCACGTAGCTTGCCGGTCTTCATCGCATTTTGGATGGTGTTCGCATTCACCTTTGAAAGTCCACCAACCTTGACCGTCGCCGGCCGTGCGACGCGGCCGTAGCGGCCCCACAGGATCGAAAAGATCAGAAGCAGACAGAGTACGACGGCTATCAGTTGCCAGAAACTAAAGGAAGTTGGGATCCAGCCCTTTGTCAGGTTCTTCTCCTCTTGGGTCGCCATTAATTTACTCAGACAGAAGAATTTGGCGTACCAGGTTCATCGAGTGACGGCCTGTTCATGATGCGGTCCACAATTCCACGCAGCCTGGACACGGGCTGCGAACTTACTGATTTCAGCTCCTCCTCGTCGACCATCTCAAGCACATTGGCGAGCTTCTTTTCAATGGGGTTACCCGACTCTAGCGTGGTGTTAAACTCCGAGAAGCATTCCTGTAGAAAAGTCAAGCCTTCCGTGACGCGAATATCCCGCGCGACGGTGAGCTCCTTTGAAATCCTGAGAGCGATGCGCTTCATTGCAATTGACGAACGTAGGGCGTTGGCCATCTTTTCGTTGAGCTTCATGTACAATTGGATCGATCCCAGGACTCCCGTGCCAGCACTCAGTACGGCGTTCATGATGCTGACGTACTTTTGATCCACGAACGAGTTCAGGGCGACGGCAGTCAGGGCGTTGATCGCTGAAACAATCAGGATCGGAATGTTAAACTTGGTGGACAGGTGGTTATAGAAGGTGTACTCGGTCGCATAGTGCTTGTGGTAATGGTTGCACTGCTTTTCAATCTTCTTCAGGAATTCCTCCTCAGAGTCGTGCCATTTGCCCGCCATAATATGTACGCAGATTTTATGTACGTGATCCTACCATATTTCAATTACTGTGGATCCAAGATTCGGCGCAAGCTCTTTATCGATTTCGTCTGGCGCATCTGGAGGCTAAACATCCGGATCGTCGTGGTTGAGTTTGGGCGCGACCTGCCTTGTTGGATGCCCGTCTGGAAGCACTACCGACTTCGCGAAACAAGTCCCGTCTGGATCAAGGAGAACCTGATTAATTTTGGGGTGTCAAAGCTACCCAAGGATTGGAAGCACGTCGCATGGATCGACGCAGACCTGACATTCCTCAACAAGGTTTGGGTCCAGGAAACAGTCCAGGCTCTCGAAGAGTACGACGTGGTCCAGCTGTTCCAGACGGCTGTGAACCTCGGCTCCATGGGTGAAGCGCTCAAGATTGACAAGGGTTTCGCGCATATGTTTCTGAGTGGAAGCCCATTTTCTAGGACGGACAAATATGGTCACTGGCACCCTGGATACGCATGGGCGTGTACACGAAAGGCATGGGACCAGTTTGGGGGTCTCGTGGACTGGGCGATTCTCGGGTCTGCCGACAGACACTTTGCCATGGCGCTCATAGGTAGAGCACCCGAAAGTTGTCACGGCGGCGTACACGACAATTACAAGCAGCTTCTCGTGGAGTTTCAGAGGCGGTGCAAGGGCCTGACCCTCGGGTGCGTCACCGGATCCGTGCTGCATCACTGGCACGGCGACTTGGCTAACCGACAGTATCGCGAACGGTGGTTGGTGCTCGTCGAAAACCGGTACGATCCTTTAGTTGACGTTGGACTGGACCGCCATGGCGTGCTACACCTGACCCCTGCCGGCAGACGCCTCGAGGAACCTTTGATCAGGTACTTTATCGATCGCAAAGAGCCGTGAAACGGTCGTAGTGCAACGGACCTTAAAGACTTCACGCGTCTGAAGATTGGTCCAGTGGACCATAGGCTGGTGTAACTCAGTTGGTTAGAGTGATGGGCTGTTACGAGCGTTGTTAAACGCGAGTCGGGGATACCCATAAGTCACAGGTTCGATCCCTGTCATCAGCGTCCCGACCCCGTAGCTCAGTTGGTTAGAGCGCAGGTCTTATGGTCCGTGGACCGAGAGTACCTGAAGTCGCGAGTTCGAGCCTCGCCGGGGTCATTACTTTCCAAACATCCGATGAACTGCACCCATAATTCCTGGAAGTCTGTTGACTGGTACGGTCTTCGGAGGGTACAGTTTGTTCTGTTCCTTTTTTACCACGCCCGCTGCGGTCGTAAGCCCGTTGGGAGTATAGAATACCATTTACAGTAAGCACACATTTTATACTTTAAACCGTCTATTTGCCATGTACGATTCTGTTCGTGTGTTCTACCAGGATTCGCTGTATCGGAGTCCGTTCGCGGTTGATTTTCCGTTGCTCTTCGTTTAGGGCGGCTAGATTACCTGCATGACGGCTTGCGCGGTTCTTGGTAATTGCCTGCCTCTGTGCACGCAAAGCTTCCATAGCGCGGTTGGCTCTAGCCTGTGCAAGTGCAGAGTAATTAGGCTTAGCTGGCATCTGACTGAAGTTTATGCTGTATGGACGCCCTTTGTAAGACGGAGGAAACAGTTCATCTATAGATGGAAACCAACGACGACCGCCCATGTTACTATGGTCATGGAGAAAAAACGAGCTGGTAGAATCCACCCTTCTGGAGAACGACGTGCAGCACGCCGAAAAACGCAGTGGCTGCAGCCGACGTCCCCAGAGTGGTCTCGATGGATCCGCCGTGGTCAAACCCGACGAACATCGCGGAAAGGCCGCTGGCTATGCCGAACAGCAAAGCCTCTTTTTGTAGGGATTCTGGTCCAGGCACGTTGTTCATCGCCGCGAGCACGAGCAGCGCCAGTAGTCCCAGAACGGCGATCACGGCAGCAGGCCACTTGAGCACCTTGACCTCTTTGGATTCAGCCTGCGTCAGGTCTGCTGGATCGTTGAGACCCGCGAGTTCCATGAGCACATTGAGCATGAAGAGCAACAGAAAGGTGGTCACGGCGATTGAAACCCCGTTCGGTGAGTCACGCATCTGGGCGATGACGTAAAAGGCAGCGGCACCGGTAAGTCCTGAAACCAGGTTGTCCGCCATGAACCTTCGTGGGCTTTTTGAAATGTACTGGTTATGTTTGTTCACAAAGGCGAACAAGATGAGCATCAGTATCAGTCCCGCCTTTTCTGCCAAGAGCACCTTGTCAAACGTGTCCATATATTTTAGCTAGAAAAGATATGGACGGCCAGGGGTCTATAGCGAGTCTGTTGGCCCGAGGACCTCAAGACGAGTTTATGCTGACCGATGCGAAACACCCGGTGTTCGAACCCGCGACGGACTTTTCAATCGACCAGACGGCTTACGTGTTTGGAAGCTCCCCGTACCTCGGAACTCGACAAGTATTTACGGTAAATCCAAAACAGATCCAAGGTGACCTGCTCGTCGGTGCCTACCTGAAACTCAGTCTTCCCCAGGCCAATTACATGTCCCAAGCTGGTCGAGGAATAACTAACCAGGTTTCGCTGTACATGAACGAAGTTGAAATCGAGACGTGGTACGCAGAATCGTATTTTATCCAAGACCAGCTGTTCAAGACCTTGAATCAACAGTCGCTCCAAGGGAATGTCCTCAATGGCACTTCGTTGTACATTCCTTTGGACTTTTCATTCTCCAGGGAAAATCCATTTCCAGTGTGTGCCACATGGAACCAGACGATGTACATCAAGATTGACTTTGCCGCCTCGACGGACATTTCGGACGCCGTGTTCGACCTCCTAGAGCCCCCGCAGATTGTTCTAGAGACGGTCACCTTGACCGAATCGGACAAGGGTTTGTTCATGAATGGGTACCAGATGAAGATTGCCAAGTCGTACCGCGAACCAGTTCAGTCCGTGACGAATCAGCTGACTAACGTGAACCTGACCCCGAGTTTTAAGGTTAAACTCATGACTTGGTTCCTACGCAAGGAGCTCAAGCGATTCGACTTTACGTACGAGCGGACAACCAACATCGCTCTACGTAACGAAGACATCTTTGAATACATTCTCATCTTTGTAAACAACCAGATCCTGACGTCCCGTTTTCCGGGCCGTCTGTTCTACAAGTATCTTCAGCCATTGAACTGTGGCGTCAACACACCCGTGTCCGACATTTACATGTACTCGTTTGGTGACGGGCTCGACTTTTCCAAGGCAAACTCGACGAGCACCACGATGAACATCAAGTTCCGAACAGATTTCATCAAGGACATCATACTGAACTACACTCTGAACGTGTACTACTGGGGTGAAGCTCAGTTGAACTTTTCCGGTGGGTACTGTCAGCTGCAAGGTCTATAATGTCATTCACGATACACCATCGTATGAAATTGAGCTGGGCGACTGTGGTACTGAGG